TAAAGGGAGAAGTATTATAGGCTTCTCCCTTTAATTAAAAGTGGAACTCCCACTTAAAAACCTTAATAGGTAGAGTATAAAGGAGAAAAACATGCCTGGTGCAACTAATGTAAAATCAAGATGGATAAATGGCAATTTAGTATTTTATGATAAATCAGGAAATATAATTTTTACTATTGATGGAACAAATAGAAAATTTTCTCTTCCATCAGGAAGTACTCTTGAATCTTTAGGAACAACTACTCCAAGCAATACTGGTGTAGCGGCTCTTCTTACGGCTGGATTAGGTGGTTCTGTATCTGTTACAAAAATTTCTGCTGCTACAGATACAGTAATAGCGGCTCATGCTACTAAAGCTAGAGCTTGTCTTGTATTTGTTTCTGTTGATGAAACTTATGCAGTTGGAACCGGTACTCTTCCGACAGTAAAAATAGGGGAGACAGATACCATTGAGAAGTGTATGGCTGCAACAGTTCTTGATACGGAAGCAGCAGGAGTAGTTTTAGCTTTTGCTTTTACTAATACTGCAACGAAAGCTATAATTGTTACTACTACAGCGGCAGTTGGCAATGCTACTGGTGGTTGTACTGTAACAGTTCTGGCTATTCCCGCAACTTAATCTTTTTCTCAAGTGGGAGATTGAAATATATCTCCCACTTTTAAAGGAGAAAATATGGCAATATCAGTAACCAATCCAAAGCCAGGAAAATCTGGATGGATTTTAAATGCTACAAGTGCTAATGTTCAAGATTGTGAAGAATTGAAAGCAGCCCCAGCAGCAGGTGTATCAATAGTAATATATCATCTCACAATAAATAATACTTCTGCACAAACAATTACTATAGGTGAGGGAGAAACTGGTGGCGCTGTTACTACTGCTTTACTTGGCCCTATTTCTATGCCAGCAAACTCATCAATGCAATGGGATTTTCGTACAGGACTGAAATTAACTGCTGCAACTTCTTTAACTGTTGATGCTAGTGGAACAACAGCAATATGTATTTTTGCAGAAGGAACACTAGTATAAATGAAAATAAGAAACTTAATACAAATGATAAAGTACTATTTTAGATATAATCATTTCCCTCCTCATCAAGATAGTGGGTCTATCTTCAAACCTATATTTAAGGATAAATTAGATGGCACAGAAAGTACAAAACAGGAGACATAGTTGGAGAGATAACTGGAGACGGATTTACAACGACAGTACTATTAATATCTGACGATTAAGGGATAGGCTTATGATATCTATAGACTGGAAAGAATACGAAATATTTGTACCAAAGTCTGACTTGTCCTTAATAAGTCTTGGCGCTGGTTCGTTTTATGATTTATATGAGTATGATGTTGATGTTTTCAGGCTACAGCTTAAAGACTTGGAAGACAATGAAGATGGTATGCCGTTCCCTAAGACCCATAACCATAATACTGAACTTACTCTCGGCGGAATTACCTACGCCAGAGCCGTTGAAATTCTCGACCCCTATACAATAACTTTCGAGAATGGAGAATACGGCGTCAGCCTGGTAGGTGCAAATAGTAATATAGTTGATAGGGTTAATGTGAACAGCGTATCGGTAAGACCAAACAACTCGGCAGGATTGATTGTGAAAACAATTATATCTGGAAGCGGGTTGTCAGTTGAACAGAACACACAGCTTATGAAGACTCTAACATTAGCAAAATTTCTTGGGCTTAAATAACTGGGGAAGAGAATTACTATTAACAATTAAAGAGGAGATAATTTTGACGGATTATAAAATAACTGAGGATTTTATAATTACTAGTTCGACTTCTCTTCTCCCTCCGAAAGGCTAACGGGGAAGTCGGCCAGTCTTTGATAAAGATAGACTTCCCATTAACTAATAATTGAAGGGAGAAAAAAATGGGAGCATTAAGAACAGAAGTAGAATTTATAGAAGATTGGATGGGAAATCCGAAGGGAAGTAAAAAAGTTATTTTGACAAACTGGGCAATGGAATTAGTAAAGAGAGGTCAAGCTGCTTTAGTAAAAGAAGAAAAAGAAGAAAAAGAAGGAAAAGAAGGTGAAGAACCAAAGAAGGAAGAAGAAGTAAAAGAAGAAGAAGTGAAAAAAGAAGAAGAAGAAGTTGATGTAAAAGATAAAAAAGAAGTAGAGAATAAGGAAACCAATAAATTTAAAATGATGGGTAAATCTGTAAAAGATAAAATGTTTAAAGGGAGTAAAAATAAATGAGTATATTATCTAATGCTGAAGTATTAAATTTTTTAGATATATCCGAAAATTATTTTACTATTAATGCTTCAAATAATATTCTATATTTAAAATATAATGCAGGGACATCTCTTGCTGTTACTATTACAAGTGGAACATATACAGGAGATACTTTAGCAGCAGTATTAAAATCGGTTATAGATGCAAAGTTGACTTGCACATCAACCATCACTTATAGTAGTACTACTTTAAAATTCACTTTTGCTGCTGGCGGTGCAAATACTTTTACATATACTCATGCTAATTCAACAGCAGCTTCAGTAGTTGGATTTAATCAAGACCATGCAGCATCAACAAGTATAGTAAGTGATATTATTTGCGGAATAGATAATTCTGTTATTTTTACTATAAGAGATGCAATAGAAAAGGCAGCCTCAGATTATTGTAAGAGAGAATTTGTATCAACATCTTATAAGAAGAAGTATGATGGTACAGGAACAAATAAATTACTTCTTAATGATTATCCTGTAACATCATTAACCAGACTTGCAATGAGCTATATAGATGCAATTAATATAAGTAATACTTCATCAGCTTATCATGCAAGCGTGGGAGTAACATCTACAGGAGTAGTATTAACACAAGAAAGTACTTCTGACTCCACTGTTCTTTTTGCAACATATGATACATTAACAAAAGTAGTTAATGCTATTAATCTTATTTCTGGATGGTCAGCGACATTATCATCCTCAACATATGGTGATTATCCTTCTGCTATGTTAAGAGAAGTATTTGGATTATATTGTGGCCAGAATACTATTGTTTCTTTAACTATACCAGACCAAGGGATGTATAATTATGAGGTAGATATTAATTCAGGGATAATTACTTTACCATATAATTTCCCAACAGGAACAAAGAATGTTTATGTAGAATATACTGCCGGATATTCTAGTGCAACAATGCCAGAAAATTTAAAACTGGCAATAAAGATTTGGATAGATGTATTATATAGGAAACAGCAAGAAAGTTCATTTGGACTAACAAGTTTTTCAACAGGCGGTATTTCAAGAAGTCTTATAAGTGAGATGCCAAAAGAAGTAGAAAATCTTTTATCAAGTTATAAAAGATATATTATTTAACTTTATTTAATTTAGGAGGTATTTAAAATGGCTTACAACACAGTCCCGTTTCATGGAAAAGTATGTGTAATAGAAAAAAATGATGTAGTATTAGCTTATTCAAAAGGATGGAGCCTTTCAGTTTCACTTGATATGGCAGATGCTTCTAGAGCGCAAATAGAATGGAAAGAAGCACTTCCAGGAATGGGCGGATGGAATGGCTCTTTTGAGATTTACTTTGTTGCAGGGAATACCGAACAGAAAGCATTCTTTGATAATATTGTAACTGCTTCACCAGGAACAAAATTAACAGATGTAAAATTTTTGCTTGATGTAGATACAAATGCTTTTACTGGGAATATTTTTATTACTGGTTTTTCTCTTGCAGCAAATTTAGGTGGAGTAGTGACAGCAACAGTTAATTTTCAAGGTGATGGTGCTTTGACATTAACTAGCGCAGCATAAGGAGGTAGTAATATGGCAAGTCCAATAACACCAACTCATGGTAAACTAGGAGCATTATATGTTTTCTTCCTTAATGGATTTTCTGGGATAGGATTAAATGATGCTACTTGGGGAACAGCAGCAGCAAATGCTACATCTTCATATTATGAGGTAGTAATAGACCTTGAAGATACTGCCGATACTTTTAAGTGGAGAAAGAATGGCGGTGCTTGGACAGAGGATGTTGAAATTACAGGAGCAGCACAGACTCTTGATGAAGGGCAGACAATTACTTTTGCTGCTGTAACAGGACATACTTTAAATGACCAATGGGTTATAGGAAATCTTGTAGATGAACCAACAACAGAAGTAACTAATACAGCACAAATAACTGCTTCTGCTAGAAGAATTTTAAATGTAAATCGTCCTCCAATATTTACTGATAGTGGTGGAAAAAAAGTTCTATCAGTAAATTATACTGATGGTTCTGCTATTTTTAATGATAATGTTACAATAGTAGATGTCGATGGGAATAATGGATATATTCCTTTAATTGCTTTAAAGAAAGTAATGTATCTTATAGATTGGAATTATTCTTTATCACTTGATATGGCAGATGCTTCTAGAATGGGATTAGAATGGAAACAAGCGCTTCCAGGAATGGCTGGAGGGAGTGGCTCTGCAAATGCTTACTTTATTGCAGATAGTACTCTTTTTAATTGTCTTCAAGCTGCTGTAAATGTTTCACAGAATTATTTTTTACTTCAACTTTTTAATTATGACCCAGACCAAGACCAGACAGGAGATTGTACTGTTGCTTGGGTAACATTTACTAGTTTTAATCTTGGTGCAACTATAAGTGAAGTAGTAAAAGAGCAAGTAAATTTTCAGATACATGGTGCAGTTTCGTTTACTGCTAATATTTAATAAACAATAAAAGGGAGAATAAAATGACTATTTTTAATTTAGAAGAAAGACTACCAGTATGGTTTGATATGGATGGTGGCGGGAGAGTACAATTAAAATCTCTTACAGGAGAAGAGTGGAAAAAAATAAGAGATAAAGTAGTAAAGAAGAAAGTTGAATTTAAGAAAGTAGAAGGAACTCCTGCAAGACTTACTTATGAAGATATAAATGAAGACCTTCAGAATGAATTATTCTGGGATATTATCATTGTTGATTGGGAAAAGTTTTTTGATAGTAAAGGGACTCCTATTCCATGTACCAAGGAGAATAAAATACTTCTGGTTACAAAATCTGCAAAGTTTATTTCTTTTGTGACTGAAAAATTAAAAGAGTTAAATGAAGAAGAAGAAAAAGAAATAAAGGAAGACAACGCAAATTTGTAGCATGGGCTAAATGGCATTTTGCCGATAAAAAGTTTGATTGCGATTTATGCCATTTAGTCCAAAAAGATAAGGGAAGTATTTATTGTAGTGGTATTGAATCAGTTGGTGGTTTTTGTCCTGATGGAAAATTACCAATTTTAAATAGAAATAATTATGAAGTATGGGAACTTTTTATTAATATAATGCCAGGACTTGTTAATGATATGGGTGGATATAATTATTCTACAATAGAATCTGTTTTTAATATAAATAATATTCCAAAGAATAGAAGGCCAGAATTATTTAGTAAAATAATTACTTTAATAACTTGCCACAAAGAAGCTAATTCAAAATAAAGAGAGTAGAATATGGTTGGCCCTAAGATAACATTACAGTTAGAACGATTTGCTGAAACTGTTGATGCTGGTGGTGGTTTAGTTCAATCATGGTCTTTTCAAAAATATATTAAAGGAGTATTTACTTCTTCATCAGGGAGAGAAAGTTATTCTAATAATAAAAGGGTAGTTGATTCTACTCATCTTTTCTTTTGTGATTATTTTTCTGATATTACTTTAACTGAAAAAGATAGATTTAAATATGGGGCAAGAATTTTAGAAATACTTTATGTTGATAATCCACAAGAAACAAATAGTTTTTTCCGAATTTATTTAAAGGAAGAAGTATAATGGCAACAAAAGTTCAAATAGATACAAGAAAAGCATTAATACAAATATTGCCAGAAGCAAAGAAGCAATTGATTGCTCAAGGATTATCATTAGAAAGAGCAATTAAACAAAAATTATCTCAGGCAGGAACAGGAAAAATATATGTAAGAGGAAAGAAAGTACATCAAGCTTCTGCTCCTGATGAACCACCCGCAATTGATACGGGCAGATTAAGAGCATCTATCTCTACAAATTGGTCAGATAGTGGTATGACAGAAGGAGTAATTGGTAATCAAGCAGATTTAGGAGATGGAGTAAAGCAACCAAGTATTTCTGGAGAAGAAGTATTCAAAGTAGTAGTTGGTACAAATGTTGAGTATGCCTGTTTAAAAGCGAATACTAATGTTTTAACTAAATTTGGATGGAAAAGAATTTCTACTATAAAAGAAGGAGAAAAGGTTCTTACTCAAACAGGAGAATATCATAAGGTATTAAAAAAGATAAAAGTAAAAAATATAGACTACCCTGATATGATTACCTTAGAAATAAAATATAGACAAAATTTTAAAAGAATTATTTCTATGACTAAAGAACATAAAGTTTTAGTTTTTAGAAATGGAAGAAATAAATGGATTAAGGCAGGAGAACTATTAGTTTCTGATAAAGTATTTTGTACTCCAAAAACTGATTCAAAAAAAGGAATAAGTAAGTATAGTAAATTTAATAATTTCATATGTATGAATTGTAATAAATCAGTTCAAAGTAAAAGTGGGCAGAATAATCGTAAAAGAAAATTTTGTAATGCTAAATGTAGAAATGAATATTGGAAGAAAACTGGAACAAATCCTCATATAGGTATGAAGAGAAGTAAAAGTGCAAAAGAAAAGATGTCGAAAGCTATGCACAAAAGACTTCTTGAGAATCCAAAAAGTCATGCAAATTATATTTTAGGTAAAAAAGGACATAAAATTAATATAGAAAAAGAAATGGAAGAATGGTTAAAAAATAGAGGAGTATTAAAAAGAAGATTCCATTTTCAATATCCTATTGATAGATTTTTTGTTGATTTTTATATTCCAAGTTTAAATGAAATATATGAGGCTGATGGAAGTTATTGGCATAAAAATCAACAAAAAGATATCGAAAGAGATAAAAAAATAAAAATCGTTTTACCTGGAGTAAAAATTAATCATGTTCATTTTTATAACGAAAGATTTTCGCCTAAAAATATAATAGAAAATCCATTGCCAAATGTTTATTATTCTGTTTGTAATCCAGGAGTAAATAGTTATGTCGATTTATCTACTTTTAAATCATTTGAAATTTTAAGTATAAAAAAATGGAAGTATAAAGAAACCCCTTTATCAGGAAAACAAAAAGGGATAAGGCC